ATGATTCCGATCAGATTGGAGACCTGACCGACGACGGTGTTGTGATCATAGCCGACCGCGGTCTGAATTTGCATTTCGACATTGGCGAAGAGGATCGTTGGCGCAAACACCGCGCATTGCGTGCCGAGAGGACGGACGGCATTTGCGGCATCGGTGATGGTCTGAAGAAATGCGGCCGATGGCGAGCCTGATCCATCGTCGGCGACCACGAAGAAAAAGCCGGGATGCCAGCTACCATCGACGAAATTGTAGAACTCGGTCAGCGTGTACTGGACATTGACCTGGGTGCCGATGATGGAGGATTTCAGACCGAAGGCGTCGCCGCGAGACAGGCCGAGGATGTAGGCGGAGAAACGCGACTTGAGCGCGCTGTCGCTCTCCTGATCGTCGCCGTTGATGAAGGCTGCGACGTTGGTGACGGTATCGATCCCGGCGACAGGCGAGGTTATGACCGTCACGGATCCCGCGGTGGCATTGCCGGCGGCTCCGGGCACGAGTGCCTGCACCGGCACGATGATCGAACCGATATTAGATGGCAGCGTATAGCCGCCAAGACCAGAAGAGTAGGTGCCGAAAGTAGCGTCCGCGATCACGACGAATGAACTTTGACCATCATTGGTTCGAACTGTTGCGGCATTGCTGGGCCCGGCATTAATGATGTTTCCGCTACCATCGACCGAGGTCGCCGCCGGAATAAAGCAGGTCGATGGCGCAGCGGTGAAGCGAGCATAAGTCACTTGGCCGGAGGCTGCCTGCGCGCCAAGTCGAGGTGAGGAGACGCCGTTCGCGATGCCAATGGTCGGCATGTAGTCGGCGGTGAAGGTATCGACATCGACGCTGACCGAAGTCGATAGCCGAGAAGCCTGCAAGACCAGCAGCACCAGCGCCTGAAACCACAGAAACAGACCTGTAAAACCTTCAACGATGGCACGTAGAGTCGAACCGACGGAGAAATTGATCAGTTTCGCGGCGCGGCCCTGAATGCCAGAGATCGTGTTGGTCACGATCTGGGCAAACGACTTCGTTGGCAGAGTCGCCATCGTTGACTACCTTTTCGATGATTGGATTTGCGGCGCGATAGACGCGCGCGAGATCAAGCCGTGATCGTGAATGATACCGAGATGCCGGTGACGTCGTCAAAATACTGGATGCCTATGACCGTAAGATCGGGCTGATTGGGTGAACGCTGCACGGTCAGAACGGCTGGCGGGTTCGGTGCGACGGATGCTTCGAGATTGAGTTGCGCCTGACAAATCGACTTGATTTGCGAGACAGACAGCAATGAGCCGATCTTCTGCGGCAGGCCGGCACCATAGGACGGATGCCAGACATAACCCTCCTCGGCGGTGAAGAGACGACGCTCCAGGCGCTGACGAACCTCATCATCGCCGTCGATGACGAGCAGGTCTCCGGTGGAGTCGGGCCCAAAATCGCCTGTCCATTCAAGTGATACGTCCGCCATCGTTATTTTCCCCCGATGGTGAGTTTTTGGCCCATTCTCGGCGTGGTATTGAGTTGCACCATCACGTTGCGAAAATCCTCGATCGCGGCCGCGGTGTGGCGCGACATGTTGGCGTTCTCGATCAGCAACAGCGGCACCAGTGCATCGGCACAGTCATAGCGGTCGATCAGCGAGCCATCCTGCGGATTCTTGCCGGTGACGCGCACCCATTTCGGGCATGCGCCCTTGCTGACCATGCTCAAGCACGTCTTGGCAAAGCCGGTGTGATGGCACTTGATCTTTTTATCGGGCAGCATCGGCCACCGCCTTCGCCGCATGCCATCGCTCAACAAACAATTGATAGGGCGAGATGTCGCGGATCTTGCTGTTGTGCTGGCGGTTGCCGTCCTCGTCATGGGCGCGATATTCGATTTCGCCCTTGGCGCCGTCCCATTGCACGGCGTGGATTCGGGAATCCAGCCCGGTCAAATCAATCTTCAATGCGCGACCATCGACTATAACCAGCTTGTCATCCGCAACTATGGTAAGACGCATTCAATCCTCAGTTTTTAGATGCAAAGAGAAAGTCGACATACTTGATCGACATCAGGATGGTGTGGTTGTGCGAACCGCCGCTGCCGGTCGAGCCGGTGTTGGCGCTGCCTGGCGTCGATGACACGTTCACGGGGACCGAGCTGAAGTGCTCGACGTCCACGGCGCCACCTGGCTCGCCGTAGCTATGATCGTGCACCGGCATCGTGGTTGTGGTCAGCGTGGTGCTGCCGACCACCGTCTGCGCCATCACCGTCGAGAAGGCGTTGGTGCCTCCGGATGACGGCGTCGCTGTACCGACGATTCGGATCGCGCAATCGTTAAACGTCGTTATCCGCGTCCAGCCCAGTGGCGCCGCCGCATTGGCGAACAGCATTTGCGTGCCGGGCTGAAACTGGCCGTTCTCGATCGTCGTCGGCGGTGCGGGAAAGAAATAGACCGTCGGCGGTCCGGTAAAGCTGACCTTCACCTGATCGTCATTCGAGGTGACGCGAATATTCGTTCGCGCCATCGTGTGGGTGCTAACGCTGTAAGCCCCATCGCCGGCCTCGAAGACGATGCCATCCGGACCGACGGCGCAATAGGTGTACGACTTGCCGTCGATGACGCCAGCATTCTCCGGTGTAAACAATCCAGCCGGGTTGGTCGGCGACAGGGTGAAATCGGCGAGCCCCGACGATGTCGCCGTGGCCGCGATGTTGGTGTCAGGAACGAATGCCATCGCTAACCGTCATCATCCATGAGCCACTTCCACAAGCCGGATGCGGCGGTGGCGCGCCAGATGCCGCTGATGTTATCGATGCGTTTGCCGCCGATGCTCTTATTCAAATCACCGCCAACGCTTTCAGTCGAGGTGCCATTCACGGTCTCGGTCTTGTCGCCGTTCGCGACGATGGTGAGATTCTTGCAGTTGATCGTGCAGTTACCCTTACCATCGAAAATCAAGGTGCCGCCGTTGCCATCGGTTAAGGATATGGAGCCGTCATTCTTGAAGTAAACCTGTTGACCGGTGCCGCCCTGACCGCCGGTCGCTGCATCAGGATTCGGTCCGCCGCTCTTGCTGAATTTGGTATAGAAGATCATCTCGCCGGATTGAGCCTGCGGCGGACTGTCCTGATCGGAGTGGACGCGTTGAACGATCTTGCCGCTCTCGAAATCACCCTCCTGAAATCGGACGATGACTTGATCGCCTTGATTCTTCGACTGCGGACCGACCTGGCCGCCCTGACCTTGCGAGTTGACGCCACCCTGGCCGGGTTGAAGACCGGTGACGATACCGTAGCTCTCGCCGATATGTCCGGTCTCGATCGGCAGCCAGCCGCTCTCTTGACCGCCAGGCTGAAAGGCGACCTTGGCTATGTACTTCTTCGGATCGTAACTGGTGACGATGCCGTGACGTTCGGTATGTTTTGCCGACCACCAACGCTCTAGAAGATTGAGGATATGATCGTTGATGTCGTGACTCACGAAGCCGATCTTCCCTGTTTTGGCGAATTCGCCCGGATGTGCGTGAGATAGCCCTGCATACCGAATTTGTGATTAACGTGAGTTATATCGTAGGTCTGATCGAAGAACCCGGTGCCATTGATTGACAACCCCATGCCGGCCTGCACTGATGGATCGCCAATCACAGTTGCGATCACCTTAAATTCATGAATCGCCTTTCCCATCGCGCGCGATTGCGCCCGTTTGGTCACGTCCTGTTGCGTCATCGTTGGCAGGTGAAAATCATAGGTAAGAGGACCGCCGTTGCCGGGAACGTTGGACTGATATTCGAAGATTTGTTTCTTCTTCGGATGCCAGGAACGAACCGAAACCTGAATGGTCTTGCCAGCCTCTACACTGCGGATGACTTTAAACTCGATGGTGTCCGACGAAATCGGCTCCTCATCCTGATTGATGGTGATCGAGTATGAGCCGTTAGGACTGCCATATGACGCGTACTGAAACATGCCGTTCTGATCGACCCACCATCTTGCACCGTCGATATGAGCAAGCTTGGAGATGACCTGGGCGAAACTTAGATTTGCGGACAGCTTGATGTAGTCCTGCTCGAGCTGCTTGCCGGCCATCGTACCGCTGGCGGAGACATTCCCGGAAAGTCCGGCGCGTCCGATCAGCTCCTGGACAATGTCCGTCGTCTTCTTATTGACCCACTTGTCATTGCTCTTGCTGTCGTGAAGCTTCTTCGACTTGTCGCGACCTGAAACATGAATTTCACGGCGGATGTAATCGAATTCGATCTCATCGATTTCGCCGGTGAAGAGTGTCGCGGTATCGCCGCGCGCCAATACCGTGATCGTCGCTGTGTTATCGCCGATATTCGACATGGCGTCATAAGCGCCGGGATATGACAACGGGATCGTGCAAGAGAAGTCCGAAGTCTTCCTCTCGGAGCTTTGGCTCACCGATCCGTGCAGAACCGGCCATGTGCCGTTCGCGTTGAGCCATGCTTGATGCGGCCCAACTCCTGACGTGATCGCCATTTTGCTTACAGCCCCAATATTCCAGTCTGCGCTCCCGTCGAGAAGACCGGCGGAATTTTGATTTCAGACTGACCCATGATCCACGGATCGGTCAGACCATTAAGCTGGGCGATGGCAACCCACTGCAAGGGATCGCCATCCTCAATCATGGCGAGATGAAACAGCGTCGTATTGGAGACGCGGTCAATCTTCGCCGGCACAGTGGCGGCGATATATCCAACGGTCGCATCTGTCACGGCAATTGATCCAGGTTGCTTGCAGCGCGGCCGCAGACGCCACGCATCAGGGAAAGCGTATTCTGATCCTCTGCTGCGACCACGACCGAAAGGACACCGGCAATGATGGAGATGGCATCAGGCGGCGAGACGAAAGTATCCAGGATCGACGGCGCCGCCGTCAGCGCGGTCTGAATGTCGGCGACCAGATTTCCAGCATTGAGTTTCAATGCCGTTCGCGTCGCATGCGATGCACTCGCAAGCGGTTGCGCGGCCGACACCTGATTCTCCAGACTGGAGAGTTCGATTGTGATCGATGACGGTATGGTCATAGGCCTGACGCGAATGAGAGATCGGAGAGGATGAGGGAGTCGATGCTCGGCGTTGAACCGCCGATGACGCCGAGCGACGGATTCTGATAGACGGTGCAGGAGATGTGATAGAGCACATACACCGGCAGTCGTTTCACCTCATAAATAAAGTTGTTGATGATGACGGAGCGAAACTGACCGCCCCATGTCAGTTGCAACACCTGACCTTCAGCCCGCATCGCATCGAGCGCCAGTGCGGTGGTGTAGGCATTATCACCGAAGAACTGACCGGACCAGCGGATGTCCGCCTCATCCGGACCGAGTGTGTCGATGACACGAGCGCCGCCTGGAAGCTTGTGAACGACCATGGCCTGGCGGCCACCGCCCATCATTTTTTGAGGCGTGGAGAAGTCGTCGAAGGTGATGCCTCCGAGGGTCAGAACATCAGCAGGCATTTGCTCTCCCCCTAAATATCGTCGCTATAATCATCGCCGTTTGCGAAGCGGGCGCTGTCGTTACCGACGGGAGCCCCGGTTGGATAACCGTACAATCTTGACAGTTGATCGGAGACGGCTTGCGCCAGCGTTCGACCATCAACATTGAGACTGAGCGCGATCGGCTGCGCCTTCATCGGTGCGGTGCCGGGATGGAAGGACATTGGTGCGGCACCCATGGCGCCGAGCCCAAGGAGATTCTGACCAGTGGTCTTCGAGGGACCAAGACCGCCAAAGAGACCCTTGATCTTGTCATAGAGACCGGAGATGTAGCTGATGAAGCCGGACAACGCGGTTTTGATTCCATCGAACATCGCGATAAGACCGCTCCATGGAACGGTGACGAGCGCCGCAATAGCCGAGCCGAAGTTGCTGAAGTCGGTGGTGATCTGTTTCCAATTCAAAGCAATCAGCGCCGCGAGCGCGGCAACACCGGCCGCAATGAGTGTCGGCACACCGGCCAGAGCGACCAGAGAGATGGCGCCGATGGCGAGCAATGCAGCGCTGAAAGCACCGATCACCGTTGCCAATGTCTTGATGGACTGCGGATTGGCCGCAGCAAATTTCGCCATGGTGCTGATGGGCCCCGTGATACCCTGCAGACTCGAGACAGCGGATGCGACCATGGGATCGCCGAGCGCAACGAGCAGATTGTGCCAGGCGGTCTGGAAGCGATCGATGTTGGCCTGCAGCTCCTGCGACTTCATCAAATCGAGGGACTGGCCGGCGCCATAGCCCTGCATCATGATGCCGCGCTCGGCCAACTGCTGATTCATGTTGGTGAACATTTCGCCCATCAGACGTTGCGTCGTCTGGCGGTTGAGCATGCTCATCAATTTCTGGAGACGGTCTTGCGGATCCTTGTTTTTCCTT